CTTTTAACCATAAAATTTTCACTCAAAAAAGTAATACCTTTGTTGGGTGGTGGTCTAAACTTTGTAAACAAGCAGAACAAATGGAACAAGAACCTTTGCTTATTTTCAAAGAAAACCACTCTCAATGGTATGTGGCAACGACAAGAAAGCCACAGTACAAAAAACATATGTATATAAACTGGCTAGGGTGCTATGTTACCTTTGCCGAAAAATTTTTAGAAACCGAGGAAATAGAATTTACAAATGGCGATACAATTTACGAGCCATGGAAAGCCGATCCCGAATGGGAACTTATTGATTGTTGATGGACTCAATCTGGCTTTTCGATGGAAACATCAAGGACGCAACGACTTCGAACATGATTATGTTAGAACAGTTCAATCCTTGGCAAAGTCCTACAACTGTGGAGAGATAGTAGTCTTAGGTGACGGCGGTAGTAACTATCGTAAAGAAATCTATCCAGAGTACAAAGCAAATCGTAAAGAACGATATGCAGAACAAACTCCCGAAGAAGAACAAGAGTTTTTAGAGTTCTTAGCGGAGTTCCAAACGACCATGAATACTCTTAAGAGTAAGGGATATCTTACACTTAAGTATCAAGGCGTAGAAGCAGATGATATAGCAGCTTATATCTGTAGTCAAAGAGAAGACTTAGGTATAGATGAAATATGGTTAATATCATCAGATAAAGACTGGGATTTACTAGTCAATGATAAAGTCAGTCGTTTTTCGACTGTCACAAGAAAAGAAACAACAGTTCATAACTGGGATGAACACTATGACTTTGACCCTGAGTACTTTCTTACTTATAAGTGCTTAACAGGAGATAAAGGAGATAATGTTCCAGGAGTTGATGGAGTTGGGCCAAAGCGTGCAACTCAATTAATCGAACAGTATGGAGATGTTTTTGATATTATGGCAAGTTTGCCTATCGATGGAAGATATAAATACATTCAGAACTTAAATGAGTTTGGAAGTGATGGATTAGAAATCGGTATCAAACTTATGGATTTAACATATGATGTCGATGGCGCATTGCTAGGACATGGAGAGGAAATAACAAAATTGGTGGATAATTATGTCAGTGAAGATAGATTATAGTAGAGATGAGTTGCTTGGCGAATTTGCAATAGCAACTTTAAAAGATAGATACATGATTCCAGGTGAAACATCACCTCAGGAAGCATTTGCTCGTGCTGCAGAAACATTTGCAGATGACGATGACCATGCACAGCGTTTATATGATTATGTAAGTAAACTATGGTTTATGTTTGCAACTCCCGTACTATCTAATGGTGGTACGAGAAGAGGCTTACCAATTAGTTGTTTTCTTAATTATGTTGATGATAGTAGAGAGGGTATTACAGACCATTTTACTGAAAATGCTTTTCTAAGTAGTTTTGGTGGTGGTATCGGAGGAACTTGGAGTGATGTTCGTTCTGTAGGAACTAAGACATCGAAAGGCTCAGAGTCTACTGGAGTAATACCTTTTGTAAGAGTTGTAGATGCAGAAATGTTAGCATTTAGTCAGGGTGTGACAAGACGGGGTTCATACGCTGGGTATCTACATATGAGCCACCCCGAAATAGAGGAGTTTTTAGATGTTAGGAAACCTACTGGTGGTGACACCAATCGTAAGTGCCTTAATTTACATCATGCTGTGGTTGTTCCAGATGAGTTTATGGAACTCATTCACAGTGCTACCAAGTTTGATAATTTCGATGATAGCTGGCCTCTTATTGACCCTCATAGCGGACGAGTCACTAAAACAGTAAGTGCTAGAGCTTTGTGGGTAAAAATTCTACAGAATAGAATGGAAACAGGAGAGCCTTATCTAATGTTTGAGGATGCAGTAAATAATGATTTACCAGACTTCCAAAAACGAAAAGGATTAAAGGTACATCACAGTAATCTTTGTAGTGAAATAACTCTTGCTACAGATGAAGAAAGAACAGCAGTATGTTGTCTTTCTAGTGTGAATTTGGAATATTATGACGAGTGGAAAACTCATGGTTCATTTGTTCCTGACTTGATTCGTATGCTTGATAATGTATTAGATTCATTTATCGAGAATGCACCAAGTCAATTAGAAAAAGCTAAGTTTAGTGCTATGAGGGAGAGAAGCATTGGACTTGGAGCAATGGGATTCCATGCCTATTTACAAAAGAACAGTATACCATTTGAAAGTGGAATGGCTAATTCTGTTAATATAGAAATGTTTGATTTTATAAAGTCAAACGCAGAACAAACTACTAGACAACTTGCAGTAGAAAGAGGGGCATGTCCTGATGATGATACTGCTTCTGTGCGAAATGCTCACTTACTAGCTATCGCTCCTAATGCAAGTTCTAGTATTATTTGTGGTAATACTTCACCAAGTATTGAACCGTTTAGAGCAAATGCCTATACTCAGAAAACCAAAACAGGAAGTAATCTAGTTAAAAATAAATTCTTAGATAGACTTCTAATGCAGAAAATAGGACATTTACCAACATACGAAGAAACTTGGAAAAGTATAGTTGCAAACAAAGGAAGTGTACAACACTTAGATTTACTAGATGACTGGGAGAAAGATGTATTTAAAACAGCTGTTGAAATTAACCAATCGTGGGTAGTTGAGCATGCTGCAGTTAGACAACCTTTTATATGTCAGTCACAAAGTGTAAACTTATTCTTCCCACCAGATGTGAACAAAGGTGACTTACACAATGTTCATATGTTGGCTTGGGCAAAGAATTTAAAAACATTATATTACCTTAGGAGTGAAGCTATTAGCCGTGCTGATAATGTAACTTCTCAGGCAAAGAGAGAAATAATCTTTGAACAACAAGATTGTTTAAGTTGCGAGGGCTAAATGAATTTATTAGAAGAAAGAGAATATTATAAACCTTTTGTTTATCCTTGGGCATTTGAGTTTTACAAAAAACAACAGCAAATGCATTGGCTACCTGATGAAGTGCCACTACAAGATGACATCAAGGATTATAACCAAAAATTATCAGACGGAGAAAGAACACTTATAGATAATATATTTAAGTTCTTTACCCAAGCTGATGTTGATGTATGTTGTGGATATGCAAAGCATTATCTACCAACATTCAAACAACCTGAAGTAAGAATGATGTTAGTGAGCTATGCTGCTATGGAAGCAGTTCACCAAGAAGCATACTCTTTACTATTAGAAACTTTAGGTAAGTCAGATGATATGTATCAAGAGTTTTTTGATATACAAGCTATGTCAGAAAAGCATGAGTATCTTACTGACTTTAATATGAACAGTCCACATGAAATGGCAAAAACAATGGCAGTTTATAGTGGATTTACAGAAGGAGTACAACTATTTAGTAGTTTTGCTATACTTCTAAACTATCCTAGACATAACCTTATGAAAGGTATGGGGCAGATAGTAACATGGTCTATAAGAGACGAGTCCCTTCATGTTGAAGGACTATCAAAACTCTTTAGAACTTTTATTGCAGAAAATCCAGATATATGGACAGATAAACTAAAATATGAGATATATTGTGCAGCGGAACGCGTTGTTGAATTAGAAGATAAATTTATTGATGTTTGTTTTGATAAAGCAGACATACCTGATTTAACAGCAAGAGAAGTGAAAGAATACATAAGATACATCGCCGATAGACGATTACTCGGTCTTGGTATGAAAGCAATATTCCATAGCACTGAAAATCCGCTTCCATGGATTGATATGCAGATAAATGCGGTTGAGCATACCAACTTTTTCGAAAACCGTGCTACCGAGTATGCTAAGGCTAGTACACAAGGAAATTGGCAGGATGTTTTTAAATGAGTTCAGAAACTATAACTATAGATGAGAAAGAATATCTTATCGAAAACATGGACAATGAGCAAAGGTCTTTAGTACAAGCAGTTAAATTTTGTGATGTTAAAACAATAGAACTTCAGAATGAACTTGCCGCTGTAAAGACTGCTCGACAAGCCTATGTAAATGATTTAGGAGAAAGACTTAAGTCATGATAATTTACATTGGGTATGATTCAAAACAACATGAGGCGTATGAGGTGTGTAAAGCATCTATAGAAAGATACACTCGTAGACATGATATCAGACCTCTTGTAAAAGAAGAATTAGAAAGAGAAGGATTATACTGGAGACCGTACCAAAATGAAAGCACAGAGTTTGCTTTTACACGGTTTCTAGTTCCTTATCTTTCAATGTACCAAGGGTGTGCGTTATTTTGTGATAGTGATTTTATGTGGAAATGTGACCCACAAGAAATAGTAGAAGTTACAGATACAGACCACGATGTATATTGTGTAAAACACCCACAGTTTTTAGTACCAGATATAAAGATGAATAATAAAATAAATCTTGCTTATCCTAAAAAATATTGGTCATCTCTAATGTGGTTTAATAATATTGATTGTCAAACACTTACTTTAGAGTATGTAAATCATGCACCTGCGAGTGATTTACATGAAATGGAATGGGCAGAATCAATCGGCGACATTCCCGCAGAATACAATGCTATGGTTAATTATTATGACTTCAAGAGTCCAAAAGCAGTCCATTTCACCGATGGCGGACCATGGCACAATATCCACGATAACATACTATATTCAAACGAATGGAAACAAATTTACAAAAAGTTACAGAAGGAAAAAGATTAATATTAGTAGGAAACTCAGTTGAGATTCTACAATATCAATATGGAGATTACATAGAATCTTTTGATACTATTGTTCGTTTTGGAAGAGGTATGCCTTACGATTATAAAGCAAGTTTAGGTAAGAGAACAGATATATGGGTTACAGGATTTCTTCGTGTAAACTGTAGAAAGTTTTTTAACTGTGTTAATTTATTAAATCGTAGTCGTATTCATATGGACAAACCACCTAGAGAAAAGATACCTGAAGATTTTGAGTATATTGATATGTTCTCAGATGAAGAGATTATAGATATTCATGAGACTTTAGGAGTGATTCCCAATGAGCCAGTTGGCTGGAGACCTTCACAAGGATTTGTTGCAATATTATTCTTTTTAAGAAAATGTAACTGTAAGAGTATTACTTTGATAGGTTTTGATTTCTTTTCTAAGAAGTTACCTTTTAAAACAGGGAAAAACAATCCGACTAGTTGGCATATGCCAGTTAGTAGTCAAAAGATTGAGATTCATTCTAAAAAGGAAAAAGAGCTTGTACTTGAAATGCGAGATAGGGGATTACTAGAGTGGAAAATCTTGTCAGACCTAAAAGAAGAAATATTATAATTTACCTAACTTAAATCCAGTTTGTAATAACTTTCCAAGAGTAGCTTTCTGTTTATTCGCTTTTTGCAACAACCTTTCATTCAATCTTGCATTTCTCCATTGCATAGGTATTTTATCAATCAAACGAGTATAACAATCCCAAGGCATGCCTAAC